ATTGAGTATTCTTTTTAATAAATTTCTTATATTTCTCTGTGTATCTATTTGGATGATAATCACCTGGAAACAAGGAAATAGCAGCATCTAATGTTGTAATCCCAATCCCTAATCCTGGATTAATAAATCCCGCAACTATAGCTCCTAGAGATTTTACAACCATAGCCTCTTTTGATTTATATATTTTCTCGAAAGTTGAACTGCTCATACACGCTTCATGAAATATCTTCGTTATTTCTTCAGATGTTAATTCATTATTATCTTCATAAACTCTATTGAGCCATTGACGAAACTTCTTAGCGTTTTTTGATTTTCTAATTTGAATAACGTCTGCTATTGATAATTTGCCCAATTTTACTAAACTTGTGATATCTGGTAAATTTTCAACAGAATCAAATTTGATTATTGTATCAAATAAACTAGTAATTTTTTCCTTTAGCAAATCCTCAACTTCATAATAGTCAAATAAATCAATCAACTCATCTGACAGGTATAAATATTCACAATTAATATGTTTTGTTAAATTAACATAATAGTGAAAATGTAATAGTCTATTCATCTTTAATTGCTCTTCTTCAGCGGCATCCACTGGGACTGAACTAGTATTCTTAATTACTTCTACAACTTTATCATCCTTAACATCTTTTAAACTTATTTGCGCAGATGATGAAATTATTTTATCAAACTCATTAACATAAAAAGATGATTCACACTGTCTAATAATAGCTTTTGTATGCCAATCTTGAAATTTATTGGTTTTGGGATAAAATTTAACAATTTCTTTTATCCGCTTCGAAAACTGGGTTTTATTTAATGGAGCAAAATTTGCAAAAATTTCATATCTGCCCTTAAAGGGATAAAGAGCTAATTTGACAGAAAATGAATCATACAATTTTAATGCTCCAGAATTAATAAGTAGCTCTGTATCGTCTTTACCAATAATTGAATATAAATATATCAAATCATCTACTGATATATACACTTCATCATATAACATTATTAAATCAATTAAAATGAGATATGAATTATCAAAAGTTTCTTCTCCAGCTTTTCTTATACCAGTTCTAAACATTGAAGAATCAAAATTTCTCTGCCCAGGCTTTTTTACTCTATATTCTTTCGCAAGATAAAATTGATGATCAATATTTTCATGATATACAAATGGTATTAATATTTTACTCATAACAAAAAGCCCCCTTTTAACTATTATATCAAATTACAGAGAGTTTTCATTGTTATATTAAGAAGTTATCAATATCATGTTGTGTTGCTCTTTTACTCGTTTTAGTACCACTAATTACATGCTTTTCTAGTTCTACAATTGAAAAGTATGTTTCTAAATCAAATGATTTAGTGTCTTCAATTGATAAGCCAAGGTGTGCTAGATTAAATATAATATTAGCTGTGATGTCTTTTTCTTCAGTGTTATTTTGATTTGCTGGGTGAGGGTGTGCTTTTCTGAAATGTCCCAAGCATTTCACCTATCGTATTCGTCAGATTTTGTAACTCATCCTGGTTACTTAATAAACCAAAATCAAGTGACATTAAAAAGTCATTATATGATTGCTTACTAAAAGGTCTATGAAGTACATAAATGATTCTAAAAATTGTATCAATGACTGTGGATAAGTCTTCTTCTTTTTTTCCAGTCTTTTCTAGCTTTTTAATATCACTAAATAGTTCAGTTGAAAATACATTGCGATAATCAATAATAGTAAATAGTGATGAATGCAGGCGATAGTCTTTATCACCTAGATTAAGTGTTTTTTCCATGTGCTACTCCTTATAAGAATGTTGGAAGCGTAGGTGCAGTCGTTAGGAATGTTGCGTAGTTTGTATCCGTTGCGCCTGCGATTGCTCTTAAGATCAGATTGTTTCCTGCTTCAATTGGTCTTGCTGTAATATTAAGTTCGATTGAGTTTGCTTCAATAGAGTCTGATTTTGTTTTACTTGAGTCTCCTGAAGGCGATGCTGTACATAAGAAATACCATATACGTCTAGCTTTCAAGTCACCTTGAATCTCATAGCCTAATGCGAATGTTTTTGTTTCCGCATTGACAATTTCGATTAAGTTCCCATTGGTATCTTCTAAGAAACCAAAGATATCTTTTTTAAATGCTTCATCAATTTCCGTGAACTTAAGTGTCACATTAGATCCTGAATTTGATACAAGTGTCTTAATCACCTTATCATCAGCATAGACTTGTGCACTACTACCTATTACCTCGGTACTAATTTCTTGTGCACCTTCTAAGCGTTTAGGTATTCCAAAAGTCCAACTACCATCTTCTGTTTGTGTTGCTAGTGCATAGTGCACATTGGTTAAACCAAATGTTACTTTATTACTCATTGTTATAAAACCTCCAATTTGATTTCATATACACGGTTTATTGAACCGTCCTCATTTTGATATTCAGTGATCATTTGAAACTCATAACCACCATAATATAAAGATACCTCGAGCTTTTCTTCTAACTCGAGGTTCTTTTGTTTTGTTATTAGATTCAGTTGAATCGTTAGTATGCGCATGGTGACTTTATCATCTGCATACATCGATCCCTTATTTGATACTTCTTGATAAATGATATAATCATCACTTTCATCAATACTATCTTTTTTACCATACGAAACTTGTCCTGGTAAAACAGAGCTTAATGTAAGATAGAGTGATTCTAAAATTTCTTTCATATCAGTTTCCTTTAGAAATGATTTCTTTGATGTCTTCTAACATCTTTGGTGTAAACATATCATAAGCTGGTCGCATAAAAGGTCTTGGTCCGACATACTTTCCACTTCGGTGTGTATAACCAAACTCAAGTAAATGAGTGAGTCCACCTTTACCTTCAGAGTAGATAGATATGGATTGATTCATGCCACTACCTTGTGAAGTTGCGACAAACGAATCCGCAAAGGCATTTTTATAGCCACTTCTTGGCGCATTGCGTTTCATGTAATCTAATATATCTTCAGCAGTATCATTAAGCCTTTTTTCAAGCTTAGGTATTAAGCCCTCTACATAGTTTTCTATTTCATCTTCGATAACTTTGCCTAAATCATCAAGTGTAATCAATGATATCACCTAACTTGATGGATGTTCGTTTTAAATAGAGTTCAATAAACTGGCCTGTTTGATAAGTTCTTTCTATCTTATAGATAACTTGTCCTATATCCACAAATTTCGCATTGTCATAGACGATGCTTTGTACTTTGACAGCGATATCAATTCGGATATCTGAACGTTTACTTTCATAATAGTCTCTTGAAGTAATCGAAAAATTAATACCAATCACTTCTTTTTTTGACTTAAATTGATAATTCATTACACCCATGGTGTTGGGAACCATCTCCAAGGTTAGTAAATGCATTCTTATATTGGGGGAATTTGGATACATTTTGTTTAGCTCCCTTTTGTTAATGCGAGTTGACCTACCAGCATATCAAATGACTTGGGTAGTTCTTTTGCGCTTCCATCGTTTTTAAAGCCATAAAATGTCTTCACATAAATAATAATGACTGTACTAACCATTGGATTTGATTCATCATTTATATAAGAAGGATCAACCCCACAACTCAAAAGGTAATGTTTACAGCTTTTGATGTGCGTGTTTAACTCATCATCAGCATAAGTCTCTACTTGGGGGATGAGTAAAGCCTTTTTTACAATATCTAAAATTTCCATGTGATCAATCCTTTCTTAACTAAAATTATCCTGCAGGTGCAGCTTTCTTCTTAATACGTAAGAAGCCGTTATAACCAACAACGTTACCACCAGTAAAGACTGACGCTTTATAACTGATAATACCGTCTTTAAATTTATAATCTGTTGATTTGCCAATTTCTACTGGTGAGAACACTGGTACTTCATAGTTCTTAAGTGCACCATAAGCGATACCGTATTCACCAGCGACTGTATTACTATCTGCGATAGCTTTACAATGTGAATTAATGATATAAGGAATACCATCGATTGTTTTATTGACATAGTCGATTGAGTGAACTTTACGACCTTCTTGTGTTTTAAGTCCAGCAAATGCACGTAAATCATTCTTATTCAAGATAAGAACTGCGCCACCTTCGACTTCTTCATCGCCACCATAAGCAAAGACGATGTCATCTAAAGTTGAATCGGTGATTGCTTCAACTTCAAGTGCTGGCTTATCTGCAAGTGCGACTGCAGCTTCACTAAAAATACCAGTAAATGTATTTGTCGTTCCTGCACCACGTAAGATTTGTTCACTGATTTTCTTTTTAAGTGAAATATTAATATTTCTTAAGACTTCTGCTTGATAAGGAATTGAAGGTAGTTTTTCTAATTCTTCAGTAATCTCTGTATAAGCAGTAATCTTTACTTTTGAGATGGTTAAATAACCAAATGCAGGTTCAGTTTCAGAGT